GAAGCTGAAGAACAAAATTTACATGGTGGTGCTATGTGGGCACGTATGCCAATAACAGGTTTGATAGGTGACATACCTTTAGATGAATGGACACCACCTATTGAAACACATTTTGCTCAACCTTGGGATTGTCCTAGTCATAATCATAGTATTATAGTAATGGATAGAATTAGTTCAAGTCCTTGGATGTGTAAAGTAAATGGTGAATTTTATACTGGTAAATATTATTTTACAGTTGATTTCACTGATAGTGCAGTAGCAGATGACCCTGCACAACATAAACAATCACATGTTTTACATTTAACATCTGGTCCATATAAAGGTGCAATGGTAGCTTTACCTAATAATAGAGTTAGAGTTACAAGTCCTGCAATGTGGTCAGCAGGTGAAGGTGCTCCAGACTTTGTGCCTTCTCAATATAAACATACTGCTGAATCTCATGATGACTATATGGATGTAAATAAAACATTTGATAATTTATATAATAAGGATAAATAATGAATAATAAAACATTAAAAGGTGTAATTGCTGGATTAAAAAAAGCATCAAGAACTCATGCAGCACAAGCTAAGAAATTAGAGAAAATGTTAAATAAAAAATAGTGTCTTGTATGTTACACAATACTGTAGTATTATTATAACATTAAACTTTGCGTAATCGTTTGGTTCGCATCAACGGAGATAAAAATGGAAGTAGATAAAAAGGAAGAATGGAGTGACATTGACACTTCACAACCTGAAACTAAAGAAGAAGACAAAGTAGACTTTGAGGTTGAAAACTCTTCAAAACCTGAAAAGGAAGAAAAAGTTGAAGCTGTAGTTGAAGAAAAACCTGTAGCTAAAACTAAAACTGAAACGAAGAAGGAAGATACTCAACCAGAGGAACAACCTGATGAAGCTAAAGACATTGAGTCTGAAAGAGCACAAAAAAGAATACGTCAGTTAGTTCGTCAAAGAAAAGAAAAGGAAGAAGAAGTTGCCAGACTTTTAGCTGATAAACAAGAACTTGAAAAAAGACTTACAGCAAATCAAAGTAATCAATTTGATTTAACTAAGACAAGTCTTGAGTCTCAAGAAAAAGGTTTAGAGAATCAACTTAATCTTGCTAAACAAAATTACTTAGATGCTTTTGAAAAAGATGACAAGAGTCAATTATTAAAAGCACAAGAAGCTTTAAATGAAGCACAGATTAATTTAAATAGTGTAAAAACAAATAAGGTTAATTTTGATAAAGATTACGAGAATTACCAGAACACAGTTAAACAACAGCCTGTTCAACAACCTCAACCTCAACAACCCCAATACGACCCTAAAGCAGTCGCATGGGCAGAAAAGAATGAGTGGTTTGGTCAAGACAAAATGATGACTGCTGCAGCACTAGCCTTAGATGCTCAGTTAAAAGAAGAAGGTTTTGACCCAGCAGATGATGACTTCTATGGAGAAGTTGATACTAGACTTAGAAAAACATTTCCAACTAAGTTTGAAACATCTGAACAGGAAACTCAACAAGTTCGTCAGAAGGCTACGTCAAGTCCTTCCCAAGTGGTAGCAGGAACATCTCGCACTCCTGCTTCTAAAAAAATCAAACTATCTCAAGAAGATGTTAGATTAGCTAATAAATGGAATATACCACTAGACAAGTATGCGAAAGAAAAGTCTAAAATAGAGACTGGAGAAGAGTATACTACAATAACAACACAAATGCGTAGGAGTTAAAAATGGCTATTAATAAAATAAAACGTAATGAAGAAACTAGACAAGCAACATCAAAAGAAGAAAATTATTCATTTGAAGATACTGGTCTATTAGATATACCTCAATCTGTAACTGATAAATTTGCAAATCAAGGCATGTCATTAAGATGGATTAGAATAGATTTAAATGGACAAGATGATTATAAAAATGTTGGTAAAAGACAACGTGAAGGTTGGACATTTGTCACACCTGATGAAGTCCCTGAACTAGGTTCTACAACTGCTATCAAAGAAGGTGGCAGATATAATGGAGTCGTTTCCAGTGGTGATGTGGCATTAGCAAAAATGCCTACAAACAAAATGATAGCTAGGCAAGAGCATTATATAAAAAAGCACCAACAACAAGAAGATTCATTAGATTCTACTTTACGTGCTCAATCTGATTCTCGTATGCCAATAACTAACTCAAGTAAATCAACAGTTACAAAAGGTCGTGAACCTCGTTTTCAACGATAGTTTGTAATATATATTAATAATACTTACGAAGGAGATAACAAATGAGTGCAAGTAAAGCATTATTTGGAATGGTCCCTTTAAGAAAAGTTGGTTCAGATACTAATTCTACTGGTCAATCTCAGTACGCAATTGCTAATGGATTAGCTTCTAATATCTTTCATGGAGACCTCGTAACGATTTCTGCTGGTAATATTACACCAGTAGCAACGACTACTGACTATGCTATAGGTGTTTTTATGGGATGTGAATATACAGACCCTACTACAAAACAACCTACGTTTAGTCGTTACTTTCCTGCAAATACTTCAAGTGCTATTGGCAACCCAGTAGGATTTGTTTCTGATGACCCTTATGGTTCTTTTATGATTCAAGCAGATGCATCAGTTACTGCAGGTGATATTAACTCGCAAAACTTTGCTGTGACTTTAGGTAGTGGTAGCACGATTACTGGTAATTCAGGTTTTGGTATTAAAGCTGCAAGTAGAGCAACTGCAACAAAAGCTGTAAGACCTATAGCATTAATTGATGAACCAGGCAATGCCTTAACAGGTACTGATGGTGCATTCCCTAAACTTGAAGTCAAAATCGTCCAACACTGGATGAAACGTCAGGCAACAGCATAACATAGAAGGAGAAATAATATGGCTATAAATAGAGCAAGTATTGCTAAACAACTTCTTCCAGGACTTAATGCTGTATTTGGTGTTGAGTATGGTGATGTCAATGACGAACATACACCCCTATTTGAAACTGAAAACTCAGATAGGTCTTTTGAAGAAGAAGTGTTATTCACAGGATTTGGCACAGCTCCAGTAAAATCTGAAGGTGCTGCTGTTTCTTTTGATGACGCACAAGAATCGTTCACAGCTAGATATAACCACGAAACAGTGGCTTTAGCTTTTTCAATCACTGAAGAAGCAATGGAAGATAATCTATATGATACTTTCGCTAAAGTTCGTTCTCGTGCACTAGCAAGAGCAATGGCTAACACAAAACAAGTAAAAGCAGCTACAATCTTTAACCAAGGTTTTGTTGCTGGTGACACTGCAATTGGAGATGGTCAAGCATTCTTCTCTGCGTCTCACCCTGTTGTTGGTGGTGGCACACAAAGTAACCTACTAGCTGCAGCAGATTTAGCTGAAGCAGCTTTGGAAACTGCATTAATCGCAATTGATGGAACTAAAGATGACAGAGGTATCTTAATTGGTGCACAAGCTGTATCTTTACATATTCCATCTGACCTAAAATTTACTGCTGATAGGCTTCTAGCTTCTCCAGGTAAAGTTGGGTCTGCAAATAATGACATTAATGCAATCAGAAATATGGGAGTAATTCCTGATGGATATTATGTAAATAGAAGATTTACAAATTCCAACGATTACTTCATTAAAACTGACGTACCTAATGGTACTAAAATGTTTGTTAGAGTTCCTCTACAAACTAAAATGGAACCAGATTTTGATACTGGTAACGTCAGATTTAAAGCAAGAGAAAGATACTCTTTCGGTGTTTCTGACTGGAGAGGATTTTATGGTTCTCAAGGAGCCTAATCCAAATTATATAAGGGGTCTCATTAGAGACCCTTTATACTTTATATAGAAGGAATTATAAATGACAAATTTAAGTACAGTAAGACATGTAACAACTTCAGCAGGAGACTTAACAGCAGTCGCAGTTAGTTTTCCAACAAGAATTAGAGGTTTTAATGTTTTAAATTCAAAAAATGCAGTAGGTACATTTGAGATAAAAGATGGCTTAACAACAGGAGCTACTAAATCAAGAATTAAAATTAATATGGCAGCAGATGGTACATTAGACACTTATTTAGCAGATGAAGGTGTTAGATGCGAAACTGGTGTTGTGGTAAGTGCAAGTGTTAGTGTATATGCTACAATTTACTTTGGATAAATGAAATGGCTAGAAAAG